TATCCTTACCTATTGATCCATATAATTCTACATCATCATCAAGATGCTTTAAGTTAACTGCTAAATTGGCGGCTCCGCCTAAATTAAATTTTTGATGCTTTTCATTTAAAACTAAAACATCTGCTTCTGGTGATACTCTTTCAGCAGTTCCAATAATCCATCGATCAAGCATAATATCGCCATATACTTTAATCATTTTTTTCCATCAACGATATTAATTTAAATACTGTTTCTAATTTTGTTAAATTTGCTTTATTTTGTAATGTATTACGTAGCCCTTGATGTAATGGTTTAGGCCAGTTATTAAAACTTACCCAAGCAAATCCATTATGTTCTTCGTTTAATTTTGGAATAAATTCTGTTTTTACAACACAAAGATATGTATGAAAATTAAATTTGTCATCTCTACTAACAAATGTTTCTAGAGGAATAGACTTTACTATAGGAGGTTGTTCACCAATTTCTTCTTTAATTTCTCTTTGTAATGCTTGGAATGGAATTTCTTCACTTTCATTAGTACCGCCTACAAGACCCCAAACATTACTTTGTTTACTTTGGACTCTATGTAAAAATAAAAATCTTTGCGTATCTAATGTGTAGAAGAGGGCACCACTACATATAATATTAGTCATACTAATAATTATGCTAAAGTGCTAGGCGCCAAGTGCCTTTTCGATACTCACCTTCGAAACTTAATGTCCATGCTGTACCGTCCCATTTATATTGGATACCGGTATTAAGGTTGGTTGTATATTTGATATCTACAGTTGAATCAGATCCATCATTATCACTAGCATTGAATACTATAGTCCAAGCATTATTATCCCATTCAATTATATCATTTACTGACGCAAGTAAATCGTTACCATTAATATCTTTCCAAGCATCTGCACCATCTACATTAGTCTCAGCTCCAATATCACCTAGTAATAAAATTCTAGTACCACTTGCTTTAATATCTGTAGGATTAGTTCTTGTTGGGTCAATTATATAATCAATAGTTCCTTTAGTAACTGCTGGTCCGTCAAATATAGAGTTAGTTGGAATTGTATCTGTATCCCAGTTTACAATAAGTTGTGTTTCATCTAATTCATTAAGTGCAATAGTTCCTATAACACTTCCTAAATCTAATCTGCTTAAATAGATTTTACTTAATCCTGCTATATATTGACCTGGTAATGCATCTAAAACTGTACGCCAATTAATTTCACCCGCAATACCTTTATCACCTAGTACAACAATATTATTAGTTACTATTGCATCATAATCTTTATACGTAGTAATTGCTAACGACACAGCATCAGTTCGTTCAGATGTTCCATCATTAGGATCACCTTTAACATCTTGTGCTGGTGAATCATCATATCTTACAAGTTCAGGTGTTGCTGAACCTAAGTCAATTGTACCTTTAGTTTCATCAAAAATACTCATTACAACACTTGTTATAACTCCTAGCTTTTTAACTTTAGCTGGAGGTGATAACCAAATAGGTGTTTCAAATGTTAATTGTGCAACATCAATTTCACTTTCTGTACCAATAGGAATACTTCTAGTAGAAAATGTAATGTTTTCTAAATGTACTACACTTAAACTTGTCCAATCAACATAGTTATCAGTTGTTTGAATTTCTAAACTTGGATTAAACAATGTTAATATTTGTTCTACTATTTGTAATTTTTGTTCTGTATTAGTTGACCAAATATCTACATTAACACCTAAATTAAACGGAGTAGGCATTAAACGTTCTACTGTATAATTTTGTCCTTGCGTATTTAAATATTCATTATTTTCACTATCAAATGCACGTTCTCTTAAATGAATTTTACCTACATACGTTGCATCGGCTGTTCTTGTTCTGTCCATAGCCAATGCTTGAATATAAACTGATATCCGCGGAGCACTAGGTATTTTGTTTTCACTATTATCACGTATAATATGACCAACCTGGCGAGTAATGTCACCATACATTACAGGTATTTGTGTTAAATTACCTTTACCATCTTTATAAGAAAAGTTACTAAACAACCTTATAAGTTGTGTAATGTAACGTCTTATTTGTCCATCATAAAAATGTTGCATTAGTTATCTGCCTTTGGTTTAATTGCTTTAGACAAAGGTTGACGTTGTTGAACTGTTTCGCCAGCTATTTGTGATGTTACAGTATTATTAATAAATCCAGTTTTTTGTGTAGCTCTTGTATCTGTATTAGTTAGTGTCATACGTACTGCATCTTCCATTTTAATCCACCTTGTTCCATCATACCTAAATAATCTATTAGGTAAGAAATCTGTTCTTAAGAAATAATCGCCTTTAATAGTAGTAGTTGGAAATCCTAAACCATGACCGAACGCTTCTCCATTGGGTGCTATTCCATCACCTAATAAGTAACCTTCATAACCAAGTCGTTCAGGTGTTTGGTTAACTCTATCTGCTAACAATCCTGCCTGTGAAGCATCTAATGTATCAATGTCTGTTGTAACAAGTTCAGGTTTACCTTCTTTATCAACTTGTAATGTATATAATTGTTGTGTTTCATATCCTGACTTAGGTGCATCGGCTTCTGCTTGAGCAACAACTGCCTCATTAATTTGCATTTCTTGTTCATACGTAGATAACACATCACGTAATGTATTAGCTGAACCTTCTTCTGCTGGTAAGTCAAGTATTTCTTTAAACTCTTGGCTGTCTACTATTTGTTTTAGTTTAGCACGATATAAATGTGGATACCAAGTTTGACTAAATCCTTCTGCCGCTCTATTAACATCTTCAACTACATAATATCGTTTTAATGCAACTTGGAAATCATTAAGTGCATGAGGATCTTTTAAGTGAGGTAATTCTATTACATCACCTGACATAAGTTTTCTACCTAATGTTTTTACACTATTATTAATATGTATAGTCATAAACAATGTATCATTTTGTAGGAATAATCCAAATTGACTCATATCAAAGTCAATATCTTGCACATTATAAATTCCTCTAATCTGATAAATGTCAGGATCATACTTTCTATCCCTATTTTCAAGGAATAGCATATCTTGAATATTTGTTTCTTTTACAGCATTGTATCGTGGTTTATCAGCCGTAGCATCTGCTTCATCAGGATTATGTGGGCCTAAATATTTGTGAACAAATACGTCAGTTCCACCCACTTGGAACATTTCGCCGATATGTCTGTCTAGGAAGACATAATCATTACCGCGTTCAGGTTTATATAGTGTTAGTTTAGGCATCGTAACAGTATTTATTCGATGCCGCCTTACGATAAATACATATGGAGAGCATACAATATGAGCGAATTAGCTACACAAAAGCAAGAAGTATTTGATTATGTAAACCTATCCTTAGGTGGGGGCATGGTTGATGTTGAGCTAGATCCAGCTCATTATGAAGAAGCCCTTAAAAAAGCACTTGCTAAATTTAGACAACGATCTGATAATTCTGTTGAAGAATCGTATTTGTTCTTACCTACAGTAATCGACCAGAATACTTATATTCTACCACAAGAAGTTGTTGAAGTTAGACGTATACATAGACGTTCAATAGGATCACGTACTGGTGGTGGAGATGGTGGTACATTATTCGAACCATTTAATTTAGCATATACAAATACCTACCTATTAGCAAGTACAAATATGGGTGGGTTATCTACATATGAATTGTTCTCACAATACCAAGAACTTGTTGGAAGAATGTTTGGTAGTTTTATTGAATTTAAATGGAATACTACAACTAAAGAATTAGTAATATTACAACGCCCTAGAGCCCAAGAAGAATTACTATTATATGCTTATAACCATCGTCCAGATAGTGAATTATTAAAAGATTATTTGGCTACACAATGGTTAAAAGACTATACACTCGCTACTTGTAAATATATGCTTGGTGAAGCACGAAGCAAATTTGCCACAGTAGCTGGTCCACAAGGTGGTACATCACTTAATGGTGATGCTCTAAAAGCCGAAGCTATTGCCGAAATCCAAGCACTTGACGACGAACTTAAAACACAAGTCGCAGGTGGCCAAGGATACGGCTTCTCAATTGGTTAAAATCAACTCTTGACATTTACATAAATTTCCCGTATAATATAAACATTATATGAGGAATAATCAAATGGTAATTGGAATCTGTGGACTTATTGGTTCAGGCAAAGATACAATAGCAGATTATTTAATTAACGAGCATAACTTCCAAAAAATCTCATTTGCAGATAAGCTAAAAGATAGCGTAGCGGCAATGTTTGATTGGGACCGTGAACTACTTGATGGTAAAACTATTGAAAGCAGAGTTTGGCGTGAACAAGTAGATACATACTGGACTAATGAGATAGGGCGTGAAATCACACCAAGACTAGTATTACAACTGTTTGGTACAGAGTGTATGCGTAACGGATTTTATGATGGTATATGGGTTAGCTTAACTAAGAAGAAAATCCTAGATAATCCAGATCTTAACTATGTTATTCCAGATACACGTTTTCCAAATGAAGCTAAAATGTTATATGAAATTAATGGTGAAGTTTGGCGTGTGAAACGTGGTCAAGATCCTGCTTGGTTTAGTGAATATCGAGAATTAGGTGTTGAACCTATTGACCAACACCCTAGTGAATGGGCTTGGGCACAAACTAAATTTAAACATATTATTGATAATAATGGTACTATTGACGAGCTTAAAAGTCAGGTACTAAATCTCCTTGCTTCCAAGTAATACCTACTTTATATAAAATCTTACTACAATTTGCACAAACAGTTTTTAAGTTTGATGTACGAACATTATTAAGATTCCCATCTACATAATAAACATGAAATTGTTCTTTATGTTTACTACGAAACGAACACTTATCACAAATATTCTTTTTACCATAACCAGCTAATTCATACTTAGATGGTCCACGTTGTTTGCCACCATGCTTGGCACAGTTCTCACAAAGGCTCCTATAATAAGGAACACCCTTCTTATAATAATTAAGTGCTACCGGCTTTTTACCGCATTTGCATAAAGGCCTCATAGTAATATTTATGCCTCCCCTTTTCAAATCCCTTTTGTATCCTAAATTAGCGTATCATTCTGAGGCGTTTTTGGAGAATCGAACTAAATACTAACAATAAGATGACTATGTCCAACGGGAGAACATACAATGGCTAATTTAGTATCACCAGGCGTACAAGTTCAAGTTATAGACGAAAGTTTCTATACACCAGCTGAACCAGGTACAGTACCTATGATATTCTTTGTGTCTGCACAAGATAAGACAAACGGTGCAGGAACAGGAACGGCTACAGGTACAACACAAAAACAAGCAGGAACACCATTCTTGCTAACATCACAAAGAGAATTAACAGAAACGTTTGGAGATCCAACGTTTTATACAGATACGAATAACAATCCAATTAATGGAAGTGAACTTAATGAATACGGCCTACAAGCGGCTTATTCTTACTTAGGTGTAAGTAATAGAGCTTGGGTAACAAGAGCCGATATAAACACAACTGAGTTACTTGCTTCAGCAACAGAGCCTGCGGCAGATCCAGCAGATGGAACACATTGGTTTGATACACAAAATACACTATGGGGCATATTTGAATGGAATTCAAATTCAGCGACTGTTACTGGTGGACAATCGTTTACAAATAAAATCCCAACTGTAATAACAGATATTACAAAATTAGTAGGTGGAGTAGCAACAGGAAAACCTAAAACATCCGTTGGCGTTGTAGGTGATTATGCTGTTGTTGCCGCTACAACTTTAAATAAATTATATTACAAAAACTCAAAAGGGGATTGGGAAAATGTAGGCACTAGTGCCTGGATCGGATCCCACGCAACAGTAACAGGAACAAACAGTAATCCAACTTTAACTATTAACACTAGTTTTTCAGTAAAAGTTGGAGTGAACAATGCAGAAACAGTTGATATAGCTACAGGAACTTCTTTAGCAGATTTGAAAACTGTATTCAATGCTATTGCAAACTTGGCGGCTCAAGGTGTAACTTCAGATGTTGTTGATGGTAAATTTGAAATTTACTCAACAGGAGATGATCTTGTATTAGCGGCAGTAACAGGTTCATTACTTACAGATGTTGGATTCACAGCAGGAACTTACAAAGCACCAGCTTTGCAAATTTCACCACACACTGATGTACCAGAATTTAAAAGCACTGATACAGCACCAAGACCATCAGGGTCTATTTGGGTTAAAACTACACAACCTAATGTAGGTGCTCGCTTTAGAGTTAAAAAATTCAACGGAACTACGAATCTTTGGGAAGATATCGAAGCAACGCAGTACACAGACAACCACACAGCTTTGTTTAATTTAGACAAAACAGGTGGCGGTGTAAATCTTACAGTTGGTACTTTATACGTTAATTATAATAACGGTGAAGTTGATCCAGCTCTAGCAGATTTTAAAATTCACAGACGTACTAATGCAGGTTCTACAAGTATTACGAGTTCTATAATTACATCTCAACTTACAGCAGGAACCCATGCAATTGCTATTCAAGAGTCAATTGTTGGACAAGCGGCTCTAAGTGCGGCAGTAACAGTTAGTATTACAACAACAGGCGCATCAAGTGATGCTGACGTAGTTGCAGGGGAAATTAACTCCGCTGGATTTACTAACATTGAGGCTTCAGTAGACGCTTCAAATAGAATTATTATTTCACATAACGACGGTGGCGAGTTCCGTATTAAAGATTCAGTTGGTGTTGCCATACTTGGATTGGCAGGATATGCGGCTTACGTAGATGCTAATACAGGAACACCTAACTTATACACTATACCAACAGGTGATAGTGCAAACAATGATTTTGTTGCAAGTAACTGGCAAGTATTAACATATACAGCTTCAGATACTGCACCAACTGCCTTAA